ATAACAATTCAATTTAGTCCTGCTTTTAAAGATAAAGTAAATTCAGCTTATATCAATCTTTGTACGTCAAAAAAAGAAGCTGAATTTTTACTTAAGCTTAAAGAGCTTGGATGGAAACATTACCATTACCCTCCATCTACCAGTTGTTATAAAAGTGTAGGTTTTAAAGATATCATATTCTAGAAAAAAGGGGCTAACCATAAACTAGCCCCTTTAATTATTTTAATTACACCTTGTCCGCAACCACACAAAGCCATTCGGGGCGGATGTAGCGGAAACCAAATAACACGTCAACGCGAGTTGCCAACTGATCTGTATTAGGCAGATAGTCAGTTAAGATACGCATTGAAATGCCGTCATAGTTAGTACGAGCAGCTTCTTCAACAGCCTTCTTGGGCATAACCAAGTCAGCAGTTGCCATAGTGACTGCCTTTTGAGTGTAAGCAATCGACTTACGGAATACGCTGTTCTTAGGCGTAACCAAGCTGATAGACGCACCATTTAGCGGAGAAGCGTCAACAGTTTGATACTGCTGATCAGGACCACCGGCAACACCAGTAGCAGAAGGAATTAAGCCGGGGTAAATTGGAATAGACACGCTACCAGCAGGAACATCAGCAGTCACACAGAATTGACGTAAAGTTCCCAAGGTATCCTTAGTAACCCGGTTAACCGCGTTCACACCACTAAAGACAATAAAGTCACCTTTGCGTAATGTTCCAACAGTAGCAGTACAAACAATGTTACCACCACTTGTAGAAGTAGATTGACCACCACCAGCAACAGTAGCAGTACCATCAAATGATCCGGTAGTATGTTTAATAACAGTCTGGTCACGGAACCAACGAGCATAACCCAAACCAGACTTCATTTTACCGCTACGGAATTGCGCCGAAATTTCAGGAGTTGGGTTTAACAATCCCTGAAGCGAAGTAGTGGTACGAGCGTCAGTAGTAGGATCATTCACAATGCGGCGATCCATATCGTCAGCAGAGTTATCATCTAATACGGCGTTAGCTTGCAAGAATTGATCAGAGGTAGGAGATTGGATAGCTCCACCACCGTCTAAGCTAACAACGCAGTTTGAAACACCACCTTCAGAACCTTTCATAATGATGCTGGCAACCTTACCGCAAAGGTTGTTAACCATCGGAGCCATGACCAATTCAGAATAGCGATCAATGCTCATGGTACGTTCGGCAGTAGTATACGGAGTTGCAACATTCTTCTGTGACGAAACAGTTAAAGTAGTAAACTGTTGCGTATTGTCCTGAAGCTGCATCGCAGGACCATCATTAACAGTGAAGTCAGAAGGCAGACGAATGCGGAGAGTGTCGCCAATCTTAGCACCGTCAATAGCGAACTGATCATCATATTGAGTATCCATATTCATGATGAAAAGATTGCTATTCTTAAACAACATCACCGCTTCAGCAGTGATCATATCAATAGTAAGATAAGTATTAGCCATAATTAAAAGCTCCCGCGCTCAATGGCGCATTAAAAATTCTGATGATTGAAAATTGCTGTTGCTTGAGTACAGCGGTTAACAAGCCATCAGTGCCATTAGCCGGGCAAAGGCGGGAAGCTTGGGTAGGACAGGGTTTTAGCGAACCAAGAAACGCTTATAGAATAAGGAATATTTTAAAAATTATGATTTGTAAATAGAAAAATGTGGGAGATTTTTACATCCCCACATTATATTTTAATACGTCCAAACTTGCCAAGCTCGCATATTGCGAACAAATACATTTCTACATAAATGCATACGTCTTGGATATTGTAAATAATCTCTACGGTCGCTATGCATTAATATCCTCTTTCTTTACGTTGCTGTTCCCTTTGAGCAGCCCGCTTCTTTACATAGCTATCCATATTCTTAGTATCAGCTTCAGTAATTATAGTTGATCCATTAACACGATTTCCCTTGACTGGTTTATCATCAGGATCAGGAACTTTAGATATTTGCTTAGGTGATGGCTTCTTAGCAGCAATTAATTTATCTGAAATGCGTACCAAAGCAATTGCCAGCCTTTCTGGTCTATCTTTTAAATCATAAATCTTTTCAGCTTCATCAATATCATCAACCATAAATTTTAAAACTTCAGCGCCGTTATCTAGATCAGATAAAATGCCAATTACCCTAGACGGAATAGCGCCCAACTCTTCAGCCATAGCGATAGCTTTAGGGGTAAACTGTTTATCTATTTTAGTACCAGCTTCCTGAAGCTTATCACAAGCATTATTAAATTCTTCTTGCCTACGAGTAACATTTGCAGCCGCAACTTTTTCGTTAGCTATAGCTTCTGCTCTAGCTTGAACTTCAGCTTCAGTTAATTTTTCATCAGCGGGCTTTGCTTCAGCAAGTTTTTTCCATTTTTCAGTTTCAGCTTCAGCAGTCCTTTGAGCCGCTACAGCTTTATCAATTCGCTTTTGAATACGAGCATCTTTACGCTGCGCTTTTTCAACAGTTTCGCGAGTAGCTTTCTGTTCTGCTGTTTCTTCAGGAGGGTCTTTAACAACAGGATTGCCATCAGCGTCTAATTCAGTTTCATCTTCATCAGTTTCTTCTTCCTCCTCTTCATTATTTTCATCAGCTTCTTCTACAGGAGGGTCTTTTTCTTGATCAGATTTAGCTGTAACAGTTGTATTCTTAGCAATGGCTTCTCTTGCTAATTCAACAGCAGTTTTTTCCGGTTTACCGTTATCGTTCTCGCCTTCATATAACGCATATGAAAGTAAGGAACCACCATTCATTAAATGTTTAAGCATTTGACTTATTCCTATTTTTAATTTCTTCAATTATTGCATTTTTTAAATTTATAAAATTTACATTAGGTTCTGGAAAATTCATTTTAGAAATTTTCTTATTTCCTATTTCCCTGTCCATTGTAAATTTTTCATGACTAGCCGCTTCATTACGCTTATTGTGGGCAGCGTCAAGTCCAGCCTTAATATTATAAAGCTGTTCAAGAGTAAATTCAGAAAGTGCTTTGTTTTGATATTTAAAGTTTTCCATAGGCTTTCATTTTCTCTTTAGCGCAAGCCTTAACGTCCTTCATCAAACCTTTATCTCGTTTATGAGCTTCAGCCCTTTCAATATCTTTTAAAGCATCTTCTGCTTTCCATTTACGTTCCCTAGCTTCATCCTCATGGCTACGTCTAGCAATTATTGTTTCAGGTTGAGTTGAGGCTTTTAAAGCTTCAACAGGCATTTTCATTTTCGACTTAGCCATTTTAAATATTCCTTGTAGTATTGATGATAACAGGCTTAGGTTTTTCATTATCAGGTTTATACAATACAGTCTGTTCAAATTCAGGAAGCTTGGCTACTTTAGCCATTAAATCTAATTGAGGATCATTTATGCGTTCCATCAAAGCTTGATAAATAATTTGTCGCTTCTCTTCAGGACAGTTAGGGCGCGACATAATTTCAATCAAAGCTTCAACAGCAGCAGGAATAAATTTTTCAATATGAGCCCTAGCAAAATCTCTGGTACGCTTATATTTTAAAAGATTAATTCTGTCACCTTGAAGCATAATTCGTTTTAGGCCACTTGAACGAGCGGCATCATAAAAGACACCAGCAAATTCACCAGCCGTCTGTTCAATGATAACATCTGATGGAGATACTATTTTCATTTAAATATCCATTTAAATATTCTGTAAATTAAAAGTTCTCGATCTGATTTGCTTAGTTCAATATCTCGATAAGAGCCATAGCGCAAGCTACCGGGAGGATAAATCATTTCTTATTCTCGAAAGGATTTCCAGCAACTGGTGTGTACATATAACCAGCAGAGAAAAGCGGAAAACCTTTATGCATTGCTGTATCTTTTAAAGATTGAGGAATGTCAATGTAGTGGACAGGTTGAGATTTTTCTTCAACTTTATACTTAGCCGCAGTTTCAGGAGTAAACGTGCGGTCAAGCCAACGTTGAGCAGTAGCCTTATCATCAAAACTATTTATAACTTTTCCGCTATTATCAAGTATTCTGGTTCTTTGCTCACCAGCTTGGCCACTTTTAACCTTCTGCCCGCTAATTTTCTCCAATGCTTTAGGTATAATCTGGTCATAGAAACCTTTCATACCTTCGCCACCAATTTTTAAATCAGCATTTTCTAATGTGTGATAACTGCCATTTACCCCAACTTTTGATGTTGGTTTATTTAAAATTTTATCAGATGCTTCCTTGCCCACAAAATCAGGCAATTTGTCTTTTGGAACGCTAGGATTGTCTAGTACCATTCTATTATCTTTAAAGCCTTGTAGATGCCCCGTAGTTGGATTGTATGTTAACTTATCAATACTCTTACTCAAATCATATCTAGCAGCTTGCGCTTCTCCCGGCGTCCAAGACAGTCTATCATAACCTTTTTCAGCAGCTTCCCTGATCATTCGTTTTAAAGCAAGTTCATGCCATGATTTTTTAAATGGGGCATCGGGTACGCCACTAGGATCATTTTCAAGCGTATCTAATTTATCTGATAGCTTATTCCATTCAGGACTAAACGTTTTATGATTTTTCATTTCTTCCATGACAGCTTTAGCTTGCTCAGCTTTTTTAGGGTCAGAATACCCCTTATCCCTTCCCTGTTGATGCCAATCACTCTGTATTTCTTCAATATGTAATGACTTCTTACCATCAATCATTCTATCATTCATTCTAACATGAGCTAGAATGTTGGGTTCATCCCAATGAGAGGAGCGATAATCAGGATTTTTAGTAGGCCCAATTTCAGCTTTGTTTACTATAGCGCCAGCAGGGGCATTAGCTTTAGCTTCTGCCTCTGTAACATAGGCTCTACTCTTTTGAGTAGCAGGATCAAA